TGATTCCATAGGATTTTCAATTGGATCAAATCCACCCTCAAACAAAAGTTCATTAAATATATGCAGTCTAACCATCTCGGCAAATTGCTTTTGAAATTGCTTAATCTTGTCATAAAGCGATGTATCTAATCTTTCTGACATAGATCTATTTCCACCATTCATGGTCATGCCAAGGTGATGCGGAGCAACGCCTAAACCAACAGACACTCTTTCTTTAAAGTGTTGCAAGTAGTTAGTTGCATCAAGGCCTTCTTTGCCAACTCCAATTACATCGACATCGTGTCTGTACGGAAGAATCAATCCACCTTCAGATCTTAAGTTTTCTATTTCTGAAGCGGCTTTTTCTATTTCATCTGGCTCTGCTGGTTGATCAGCTGTTCCAATAATGTATTTGTATAAAGGAAATAATTCTCTATGAACAAGATTTTGGATGTCTTCTTCCATCTGTCTTAAGGCAACTACGTCATCCATTACGTTAGACAAGTATGGCGTACCGAAAGCTCTGCCTGGTTTTCTGTCAAAGAATAAATGTATTACTCTGTCAGCTGACCAAACTGGATCTCGGTCAGTAGGAGCATAAGTCAATGGATCCGTTCTTTGCAAATAGGTTTTAGGTCTATTATGCTTATCTCTCATTATTCTTACTTGCTCAGTGGGAATTAAATAATAACCAACTATTGGTTGAGTAGAACTTACTGGAGTAAGATTTCTTGGGAAATAATCATTTAACTCTCCTCTTGCTTTTACGGCAAAAACGTTTGAGAATTTTATTAGCTGATCTGACATTTCAATAAGGAGATCCAAGAATGGTCTCTTCATTGCCATCTCCATGTAATCTATTCTTTGGTATAGATAAGAAACAGCTTCTTGATTTTCTCCAACTATTTTCCAGCCTTCTTTCCAAAATAGATCTTTATATTTTGAAACAGCTTGTTTGACATATGAGTCAGTATCTACTGCTTGAAGGATTCTTTCGAAGTCATAAGGAGATGGTTCAAAGTTACTTCTACCTGCGTAGTAATAGTTTGTTCCTTGATATCCAAGAGCCAAGGAGGCTACTTTAAATATCTTACTTATTGACTTTGAGTCTTCTGGATTTACCTTTTTAGCAACAAAGTCTCCTGCGGACTCGTCATTGCGTACAGGGAAATATTTTTTAATAGCCATTCTTTAGCCGCCTAAATACGAGGGAATACTAAGATATAGTAGACCTTTATATTAATTTAATTAGCTTCTTGGTTTAAGTTGCTAAGAGTCTTTTGCAAAATGATTGTTTTTACCCACTCAAGCCAAAAAACCGTATCTGATTCAGGGAAATCGCTCTTGTATGCTACGTTAGCTTCTGAAAGAGTAATCTCAATCTTGAATTCTTTTTTAGGCTCTGGCGTTACTGCTGCTTCTACTGTTTCGAGTTCTTCGCTCATGTAATAATCATCCTTTTTTAGATTTTGATAGTCTATACTATCAGACTTACTCTAAGACCGCAAGTCTTGCCTCAAGAGCTTCTATTTTCTCATTAAGTTTCTGGACAGTTAAAACCAAAGCTGGAACTAAACCTTCATAATTGACAGCCCTTAATTGATCTGCATCTTTGCCATCTGGATCTTTTAATTTATGACTGGTCTCAAGTTGAGGAAATAATTCCTTAAATTCATCTGCGATAACTCCAAGTTGACGGAATTGAGATGGAGATTCTTCATCTCTAGTCAAAGGGTTCAGCATGTTAAATTCCCAAATTTTTACATCATTTAGAATTTTATCAACCCATGCACTTTCTGGATTTTCTATATTTCTTTTTATTCTTCTATCAGAAAGCATGTTGTACGTCACATACTGCCAATGGTTATTGTCTATAATGGTAAATAAGTCTCCGTCCCAACCAAACGCTATTGAGTTATAGCTCGGACCAGGACCATAATTAGCTCCTCCGTAAACTATTCCCTCAGAGTTTATTACCGTTCCAGCGCCATTAGATGCAACGACCACTTCGTCATAAGCTACTGAAGTGTATTGATTATTGCCTACGGAAACCATACCTGATTTGTTAACGCCAATTGCAAAAAGAAAACCAAAGTAAGAAACTCCTGGACCATACGTAGACTGAATAGTCCCGGTTGTATCAATCGTTAATCCACCAATTTGGCCACTTGTTGCTGATACTTTACCCTTTACCTCGAGTTCAGAAGCTCCATTGTAATATATGTACGAATCGTTTGTTCCTACTTTAAATTCTGGTGTAGAAATTGTATTGCCGGCAGTGTCGCTCTTCCATCTATTATTTGCGTTGATGAAAACTGATCCAGCAGTGATTGTTCCTCTAATTGCTGCTGTTGAGAACTCTGCTCTTCCGTCACCGCTGATCACCCAGCCAGTAGACCCAGAAGTCCAAACTCCAGTGTTGTTATTGTAAGCACCGTTGTAATTAGATGATCTTATAATCGCCATGTTTGCTGGAGCAACTATGTTTGACTGGGCACCTTGTTGTTTTAGAATTATTTCGTGTGCACCAATTGTTCCAGCAGTAATTTTTGCAGCTGTTAAATTTGCAATGTGTGAACCTGGGATCATGTCTGTAGCCGTCGAAGCTTTAAGGCCAGAACTTGGAGTCCAACCGCTTTCGTTACCAGAAGTGTCAATAGTTTTGACTCTTCCATAATAAACAACATCAGTTTGGGCTACTGTGGCATCGGCTGCATTGCTATTGTCTGGAACGTCTACTGCAAAAACAGATGATGATACTGTTCCTGAAGATATGAGTGTTGTGCCAAGGGCATCTGAGTAGAGCTCATACTTATAGCCACTAACGTCTAGTTCTACTGTTGGTTCAAATTGAAACATAACAGATTTATAATTTCCATAAATGTAAAATGTATTTATATCTATTGAACCTGGAATGGTTTGATCTTTTGGAGTATGAATTCTAATAGATTCATAAGGATCATCTATTGCTGATATTTCAGTATTCTTAACCTTTAGCGCAACTAGATAATCTTGGTCTGGCTTTAGGCCTGTTATTGTTTTAGTTATTTTTGCCATTATTTCACACTACCTGTTGTTCTAAAAGATATGCTTGGGTTAATTTCTTCTTGATCTATCTCTAGCGAATAGTTTTTAGAAAAAGAATAATTTTCTATTTTTATATCATTGCCCGTAGAGCTTGTGTTCTTGTTTGATTTTACTTCAATTTCAAAAGTAAATTCTCCATATATTTCATCATAAGTTGAAAACATGTTTAGATCTTCAACACTAAACGTATATATTAATTGGTTTTCCTGGGTTGTTGATGCGTACAAATCTAATTCTATATTTTCTTTTACAATACTTTGACCAGCACCATTGGCTGAAGTCTTAACTATTTTTAAAGTTGCTATTCCAGAACTTGGACTTTTTTCTGCGTATATTTTTAAGTTTGGACCCGAAAAACTTCCCATTAGTTTTGAACCAGGAGTTGAACTTTTTTTATTATTCCAAATTCCAGTATCACCTAAATAGCTTATATTTGCAATTCTTGCGTTTAAAGAATCTCCAGTAACTAAAGTTGAATAGAAATTTATACTGTTGGCTAATCCTTGACTTTCACTTCCTATAAAATTTGCTCCACCTGGGTTAGTTGTTGAAACATAACTGTTGCCAGATAATGTTAAATATTGTATATCATCTTTGTGATAATAAATATAATAATTACCTAATGGTTTTTCACTTGCATTAACAGCTGTAGCTGATTTAAACCATAAATTATTCTTATAGCTGGGCAATATGGGCGTACCAACTAGTAAGCTTTGAGTAACTGTATACGCAGTATCCGTTTCATAAACCACCACGTAGGAGTCTGAATCAGCTTTATTTTTGATAAGACCATCTTCAAAATAATAATATCTATTCAAGTCTAGATCATTAAGATTAACCTGTAGCCAATCTCCAACTTTTAAATGTTCATTTAAGTGTGGAAATATTATCTTTCTTCTTACAGGGGGAGTTATTGTTGCTGAAGATTTTGTATAAGTAAACCAAGTCATATTTATACCTCATTATACAATATTTCAAACTCATATGAGTTTAATTTATCATCTTCTATTTCTACTTCAAATGTGGCATCAAAAATTACACCGCCACCAGTTAAAATGCTTTGAGTTAAATTGGTTAAAGTTAAATTGCTATAAGGGCTAGTCAAAGCTGAATTATAATAATCATCTCTAGCAGATGAATAATCTATAGCAGACGCACTAATCGGCATTGACCCATCTATCCCAGAATGGGAATGGTTTGACACATTTACGCCACCAATTTTTACACCTTCGGCTACATCAATATCTCCAGTGATTATCCCACCATCTCTTCTTAAATACTGCGGATGAGCATCTCCTTCTAAATCATCCAGATCACCGTGCGATGATCTTAGGCCCATTCTCTTCTCTGAATCAATAGGAATGTCAAAGAATATTTGTTTATACTTTTCTAATTCTTCTGTTTCTACAGTAATAAGAACCTTTATTCTTTGTGCGGCCAAAGATTCTAACTGGGTTATGTAGTTTACATACCTTCTCTTAAGTCTTATCATTTGGGAAAGAGCATCTAGCTTTTTGCTCATTTGTGCTCTTCTTTCGACATAGTCAGAAGTAACAGAGCCTAAGTTTCCTGTTATAGAATTTCTTGCTACAATTATTTCGCCAAGTAAAGTTGGACACTCATTTGCTATAGCTGTTGTTGTGAAGTCTAACATTAATGGTTCTACAACCTTTGACTTAAAGCTAAGAGCTGGCAATAAGTAGTTAGAGTAAAACACGCCACAGGTATCTACTGTATCTCTTTTTAGGCCATTAGATAAAGATTGTATTTCTGATATATACGAGTTTATTTTGATCGAAAAAAAAGCTTGGAATTGGGCTGCTTGTTTTTTAGAGATTTGATCCAGTTCGGATTGGGGAATTGATGTGGGCGGGTCTGTGATTTCCTTGGCAAGCTGTTTCGTATAGTGGAGTGCTGTTTTTGCCCAATCGGATAAGTGCCTTGCAATTTCGCCTTCTGTTTCATCCCTATATTCCTCCCCAAATTGATGTGTAACTATATTCTTAATTGTTAATATTTCGTTTCTTAAATATGACAATACTTTTTTAGTTTCCGCCAAATGACCAAAAGATGTGTAATTTATTGTTAGATCATATTGCTTAATTAGTTCTCTACATGATCTGCAGAGGTGCTTAGATGCATATTGATATTCTGTATATGGAATAAAATTTGGAAAAGAGAGTAGGCTGGCTTTTTCGTTATGCTTTAAAGCATCTTGCCACACGGCCTTATGTGAATTCTCTAAATCAATATTGCAATAGGCATTAATATTTACTTGGTCTAGGTTTGATTCTATTTCTTTTAACAACTGGGTAATCACAGACTCACAGTAATAAACATTATTTCTTACTTCTGTAATTGCCGGATGAGACAAGGTTGTTATATACCTTGTGTCTGGACTATTATTCCCATACATGCTATTTATAGAATTTCTAGTTCCAAGCGAAAGAAGACTTGATGACTCGTTTGCTGTATCGGAAAATACATCCTCTACAGGATTACTTTGTCCTAAACCATATTGTGCCATTAGAATGTCTTTCTTTTAATCTTTGAATTAGATCTGCCACCAAAAGATTTTTTATAACCAAATTTTGATGGCATAAGTTTATCTGCTCTTCCAGTTAAACCAGTTCCTATTTTATCATCTTTATCGTCATCATTATCATTTACTGGCTTTGGCATAAAAAATGTGTTAGAAAATGATTCTGTTCTTGAAGCAAAACGAGCTTTGTGTAGGTCACTATAGTTTTCCGTAATAGCCAAAAGTGCCAGTATTAAAGCATCGTGTGCGTGATCCACTGCTGAGCCGCCGGCCTCAAACACAGGTCTTCCGGTTTGGGTAGTTCTTACGACAACGTAGGAAATCAATTGCATGTATATTTCTGCGTCTCTTTCAGAAATAGCTAAAACTTCTTTTTCTAGATATTGTCTAAGATTATCGACCATGTACGGTTTGATTTCTTTTTTAACATTTTGTTTTGTATATGGGTCTTTAACATCTATAGTTTCACTAAAGCTGACGCCTTTAACTCTTTCCTTCAAGCCACTCATAGGATTTTCCACACCGTACTTATGCAGAAGTTCGACTTGGACTTCTCCATAGCCTCTGTCAACGTAAATATGTTTTGGTTTAAAGATGTTATTAAGTTCAACTATTCTAGATACAGCTTTAGTCAAAGTATATTCTGATCTAGGTATTTCTTCTCTATAGCAAATTTTTACTTTGTTTCTAAATCTTTCTTCTTCATAAGAATCAGAACAAGCTTCTAAAACAACTATGTTAGTTCCAGCTCCATACTTATCCCAGTCAACACCTATTGTGTGGAAGCTTCTTGCCGAAGTAAGTTCAGGGTGATAGTCCCAACCTGGTTCCATAAATGCTTTGTCAACATATTTTCTAGGGTAAACGCCTTCTGCATCTTCGCCCCAGTCAGCTTCAATTTCGTGCCTATATCCAATTTCTGAATATTGTTCTCTAAATTCATCTTCTTGATCTTTAGAAAAATATGGGTTGCAATATGATGGAAACCAAAACTCTTTAAATCTTTCGCTTCTGCACCATTCCCAGAATCTTTCTCTTCTACCAGTTGGAGTAGAAGCACCAATCAAAACTTTATCTGGTTGATCTTCTGCTGTTTTCTGAAGCATTGCATAAAGTGCGTCGAGATCGTCTGCGTGCATGTAATCCATTTCGTCTAGCACGATCATGTGTGCTTCCTGACCACGAGCTACGTCTGACTTGCCTCCTGAGCGCATACCTGACGTAAAGAATCTAATAGTTGAACCATTAGTAAATTGAATCATAAATTGAGGGCTTGTTACTTTTCTTGTTATTGAGTTTGTAACAATTTCATTCTTAGAAGCAAGTCTTAAAATTTCTTGATAGATTAATTCGACGTGTGATTTCATTGGCGCAATAACAAGACATCTTCCGTCCTTGTGCGTATAGCTATAGTGGATAAGTGCAATAGCCATACTAAAAGTTTTACCAAGACGACGACCAGCTCTAAGAACTTTTCTTACTGATGGATCACGAAGAATCAAAGTTTGATAGACTCTAGTTTCTGCTTCAAGAAATTGTTTAGCCCAAACACATGGATCTTTAGCTATATGTATTTGCCTTTGTTGTTCAGCTGAAATTCCTAAATCCATTAATTCAAGATCTAATTCAAATGGCTCATCAACCAAAAGTGCTAATTCTCTATTTGTTAATGGTCTTTCCATAATTGGTTCACCGCTAGCCCAATTAAGATGATTTAATTTATTTTTAAATACCCATTCAATTCTATTTATTTGTTTGAATGTTTCAACATCTTGGTCTTTAATAATTTCAATTAAATCTTCTCTAGAAAGTTTTTCTAATGACTTTCTAAATGCTATCGTTTTACTTTGCAAGGAGTTCATAGGTTATCCAAAATGGGCTGCCATCATACTAGCTTCTGATCCAAGTAAGCTTCGTGCATTAAGCCTTGAATTTTGAATTGCCATAACACCTCTAGCTCTTGAAGTTGCTGCTACTTCGTTGTCTTTAAATCCTGTACCAAACATTGGTTTATTAATAGTTCCTTGCATTGACTTCATGGCATCTTTAGCAAAGTTTATTCCACCAACTGCCATTTTACCAATACCCTTACCTATATCATACATCAATTGGCCAGTCGATAACACGTTAAGTGGACCTAATGCTGCACCGCCAAGTCTTGCTGCGCCCATTGCTCCCATTTTTGCTGCAACTACTCTACTTCCACCAGATCTAGCGTACTGAGCTGCCATTCCCATCATCTTGGCACCACCTTGGCCCCTATTAATAAAGTTTCCAGCGTATTTTCCTGCTGTACCAAAATCATCCATAAATTGAGCAACTCCAGCTCTTCCGCCCAATCTTCCTGCAACTCTTTTTGCAACAACTCTTTGCCCTTTGGTCATATCGCCGGCATTTAGCACTCCGTGATAAGCAGTTGTTATTCTGTTACTCAAAGATCCTCTAGTCATAGTGGAGGCAACTGCAGCAGATGGATTTGCAGCTACTGCTGCTGCATTAGTTACAGCTGCAGCATTACCGGCTGTAACTGCGCCTCTTCCAGCTGCTCTTACGCTTAATCTTAAAGCGTCATCTGTTATCATTCCGGGTGGGGCCATACTGGCCATTGCTCTTACGTTTGCTCTTGCAGATGTGGCCGCAGCGTTGACTGCTCGTCCATTCACTATTGTATTCATTGCTGGATTTGCAGCGCTTTGAACTTGGCCTATATTACTTACTATATTAGCTCTTTGGGCTTGAGCTCTAGTGAATCTTTTTAATTCTCTACCCCTTAAGGCGCTAGCTCCTCCTCTAGCTTCACCAACAGCAATTGTTTTTTCTATTCCAGAAAGTTTGTTAAGAGTATCTATTCTACCTAGTACACCACCACTAAATGCTCTATCTGTTTTTGGATCAAAATCATCTGCGATCCCCATTGCTTTTCTAAAGCCTTCATTTTTTGATAACTTTCCAGTAATAGAGTTTACTGCACCACTAAAAACTTGAAAAGGATTATAGGCTCCCTTTATATCTCCACCACCAAGTGCAGCAACGCTATTCATTCTATTTACTGCTCTTGTGTTGAAGATGTTAGTTCTACCCGGATTTGCCCTTGCTGTTTTACCAGCTGCTGATGCTCTAGCTGCTCTTCTTGACAAAAATGGTGATATATTGTGTGGACTTCTACTTGCTCCACCAAAAAATGATGACGGACCTCCTGGTTGATACATTCGACCATTTACAACTCCACCAAACTTTTTAGCTCTAGCTATTTGGCGGGCATTTCCAGGACCAGCAACGTCGTGAAAACCACCTCTAAGCATTGTATTTCCATAGCGCCTAGAGTTAATTAATGCAGCCTGCATGATTCCAGGCGTGAACATAGCAAAGTCGTAAGGACTACTTAAATCTGGTGGCTGCTGTGCACCTGGGTTCATACCCATGTCAGACATTAACCCCTCCTCTGATTATGCATACCTAGAACTATATTTCCGCTTGCATTTAATCTTTCTGCATTTAAAGCTGACTGATTATAAAATGGTGATTGAGTCATTATTTGTTGGTTGGCTCTTGCTGTCGCCACTGTACTGGAAACAGTTCCAGCCAAACCTAATCCTCCGCCAATTGCAGCTCCAATAGCAGCACCTTTTATTCCTTTGCCCATAATTTTTCGAGAGCTTACTAGAGCACCAGTTGCTGTTCTGGCGGCATCTGCTGCGGCATAGGCTTTTCCACCGACAGCAAGACCTCCCAATACTCCACCAATGACAGCAGGGTTTCTGGTGTTATTAATTGGTCCACCTCTTCCACCTAAACCATACCTTGATGGATTCATTGTTCTAGCGTAACCTGCTCCAGGTAAACCTGACCCTCCATAAATTAAAGATGGAGTTAAGTCAGTTCCTAAGACTTTTTGATCTGCTTGAGGATCACCAAAAGCAACATCCATACTAGCATCTATTGCAGCTGGAGCTACCTGATTATAAAATCCTTTTAATCCTGCCCCAACTAATAGAGCTCCTACGCCAACTTTTCCAGCTGTGCCCATACCACTAAAGCCCAAAGCTGTATCTAATATTTTTCCTGCTCGCATATTTATGCTCCGTATAAGTGATTATATTTATTTGCGCCCATTTGGGTATGGCCTATTTTGTTTCTATCTAAATTCCCTACAACTCCAGCTGTTACAAGAGGATCTCTTCTTGATGAAGTTTGCCTAGCCATTGCTTGATCTACTCTATTAAAGTCACTTATTGACATTGGACCCTCTTGTTCCAATGGCTGCTGTTCCATAACTTCATCTATTGGATCTGATTTAGCTTTCCTTGTAGCTAAATAGTAACCAGCACTTAGCGCAGCTACAGCTCCTACTGATTTATATACTCTTGGTTTAATTACTTTTAATCTTTCTAATAGATCTTGATTCCTGCCTGAACCAGCTCCCTCATATGCTGTCTTTAGTCTATCCAAGAACTTTGGCTCTTCGTTGGCTCTTCTAATTCCAGCTTGTAATAAACCTAGTTGTGAGGTTGCAGTACTTCTAGTTACCAAATCTTCTCCAACACTTGTTCCCAATCTTCTTGCCTCCCTTAGGGCATCATCAGACACTTTAGGGGCCAGTGTTACGCCTTCTTCAGAGATATTTGCAATTGAGTATTGAAAACCTTTTTGGGAAGCTACAGTATCTGAATCCACCCCTTCTGCAACAGTATTTATTACATCTGCAATACTTTGAGACCCTTCTTCTGGAAGTATTGATCCAAAACCAATTCCTGATCTTTGTATTGTTTGAGATAAACTTTCTATAGTTGTTTTACGTTGTTCTTCTCCAAACTGAACTAGAAGCCCCAAAGCTTGATCTTCAGTTTCTGCTAATCCAGCTTCAACCATAGCTTTTGGTGTTTTTATTGTTTTAAACTGTTCAGATAAAGTATCAAAAATTGATTCTGCTTCTACTAAAGCTCTTCTTTTTTCTAATGCTCCAGTTCCTCTAACCACTTCTCCACCAAGTACCAAGTTTACAGTTGGATTTAGTTCTTCAATTCTTCTAGTTGCTACAGATAATCTTACAGAATGAGACTTTAATCCAATAACCGATTCATCCAACATACTGACTCTTTGGCCTCGTGCATTTAGAGTTTGTATTTTTGGCAAAACTGAAGATGGCAGTAACAATACGCTCTCATTTGCAACTAATCTTTTTTGAGTTCCAGCGTGAAATATTCCTGTATCTCCAAAAAATTTCATTGTGTCACTTAATCTATCTGACAAGATCGAAACTCTTGCATCATCTACTGCTACGCCTAAAGCTTGCGCAATTAGTGGTTTATTTCTGGCACCTTGCGCTGATGACAGTTCTGATAAAGTAACAAATGCAGATCTAATTTCTGGGTTAATAGATGCAGAACCAATTCCAGCATCATAGACAGATTTTATATATGCCTGCCCAACATCAAGCCCTATGGCATCTAATCTTCCTCTCATTAATCCAGTTATTGAGGTGTCTATTAATCCAGTGTCTGGCATATTTGGATAACCTATGTTTGTTCTGGTAGCTGTCATTCCTGCTATAAATTGAGCCTCATTAGCGTCGTTAATTACTGGAGTTACTGCATCAATTAATGGAACTGCTGTCGTACCCCTAATTAGGGCGTTAGTCATTTCTATGTTTCCAGCTCTTATTGGACTTATTCCTGTTGAAATAACTTGAGCTTGAGCGTTTGGTAAAATTGCACTAGCTGGCAGTGCTCTCTCTCTTTGTAGAACGCGCTTTATATAAGCTGGTGCATCAAAACCAGCGGGAAGATCTTGAGGCAGAGCTTCTGGACCAGAAAAAAGCCTAAACGAACGTGCTTTTGGATCAAATTTTATAGTTCCACTTAAGCCACTCAATTCAGGGTCTGCAAACTCTGTTCCAAAATCAGCTATATCTAATTCAACTCCTCTAAGCGCATTTGTTTCCATTAAATTGTCAAACACTGATGAAGTCAATGTTCTTACATCAGCAAGATTTGTTGTCATAGTTATAGCTCTAGACGCAGGAATATTTCTTATAGCTCTCTTAACTAAGAGTGCACTTTCTGGACTAAGACCAGTTAAATCAACCCCATCCATTGAATCATTGCGCGTGATTTGTTTTAAGTTTCTAAGTACAGCTCCAGTTACTCTTGTGTCAACAACAGAAGTGTGGGCTGCCTGACTAGTTCCTAGTATCTCTAAAAGTTCTCTCTCATCTGCTGTTCCTTCTGCAAGAAGTTTTGTAAAATTTGTTGATTCAATTATATTTTCCAAGCTGTTAATAGACACAGCTTCACCAGCAACTCTTGTTCTATGTAGTGCTTGTGGAGACATCAGGCCCTGTGTGGCTATTGCTGCTTTTTGTTCAACAGAAACTGTAGCCGAAGATATAGTTGCAGCTGTTTGGTTGGCCAAGTGTTCTCTTACTAGTCCAAGAACATCAATAGCTGCTCCAGTTGCGGTCTTTGATTCAAATTGTTTTAATAGAGCGTCGCCTCCTGCATCCATAAATTCAGGAATAGATCTTAGTGTTTGAGCGTATTTTGGTATGTCAAAAGCTAATGAGTTATATCCGGCGTGAATTTCTCCGTCTGCGTTATATCTTTTTAGTTGTTTAATAAAATGATCTGCTGCCTCTTGTCTTCCTGATTCTGTTGTTACGTCAAAGACTCTGTGTATATTAGACGCATCGCCAGCTTCCCTGGCTATTGTTCCAGTAGCAAAATCTGCAATTCTATTTAGGTCACGAGGATCAGTTGAAGGAAGACCTTTTAAACTTGGAGTTATTATTGATACTGTGGGTTCTTGCCCATACCCAGGGACTCTTCTCAAAGATACGCCATCTAAAGAGCCCCTACTTACTTTATACTTTTCTGATCCCTGTGATCTCATCAAAGATGAGTTAGTTACATCATCTGTTTCTAAGTCCGAAAAATTTACAACAGTACCATCTGGTAAATCATCCAAAGTTAAGCGCCCACCTCTTTCAACATTTGCCCTTAACGTTTTGGTCGCAGGAAGATTACTCATGCCTATTCTGAATGATTGACTTGGAGTTGTATTTTTTCCTACTGCTGCGTTTGGATCAATTGAAAATGTTGCACCCTGAAGGATATCTAACATTGGTTCGTATCCTTCAGCTGTTGATACTATATATCTAGACGTAACTCTTGCTGGGTTTGTTGAAGGCGTATATAAGCCGGGCAACCCGGCGTTAGTTATTAATTCTCTTGTTTTTAATACTCTAGTATTAAATATTTCCCTTAGTTGATCTCGTGCTTTTGTACTGCTTATAAGCTGTAAGTTTATTGGGGCATCTTCTGACAGTGCTGCTTCTAGTACAGATTTTCTTGCTGCAGTTTGATTTATGCCTTCTCTAAGTTCTTTGGTGATTGCTAGTCTATATTCTCTTTCAAATTCAGAATATGCCAACAATTGATCATCTACAGAACCAAATACACTTCTGTAACCCTGATGACTTGCTGTTAATGGAGCTTCAAGATTTCTTCCGATTGCGTCAATTGTTCTTGCGCGAGTATCTGACCCTAAACCAAATACATCTTCTCCCAAATTAGCAAACATGTCATACAGGTTTTTAAATGGGCCTGCTACTGTTTCATCAGCTTCTATCATTTTTGGCCCGACTACACTACCAACGCCCAGACCCTTATAACCAAATGCTGCCCTATCGCGCCTAGCTTTAGCTGCTGCACTAGCTCTCTGTGCTGCACTTCTGCCGTTGCGCCTGTTTACCATGTTTTATTCCTTACTTTTCTTCAATTACCTCAGAGTCTATGATGTAATCATCGAGTTCTGATGTTCCTAATTTTTGCTTTAGAAGCTTTTCTCTTTGACTCTCTACAGCTTGAACTCTTCCAATGATGTCAGATATTGCTTGTGCGGTATCAAGTTGAACTTGTCCAACTTTAGCCTTAGCTTCTCTGGTGGCTAATAGTTGATTTCTTAAATCTTTTCTTCTCTTGTGAAGCTTATCTTCTAACTCAACAGCTAAATGTAATTCTTTCTTAAGGATTGGTTGACCATCTCTGTCAATTCCAATTATATTTTCTTGAATAAAATGCTCTTTTGCAAGTAGTTTTGTTTTGCGCAGATATTGAACTTCTTGATCTACTAAATCTCTAACCATTGAAACTTCTACTAAGTTATTTGGATTAACATCTAGTTGTTCTAAATACTCTGCGGTGAATTGGGCAACCATTGACATTTCGATTGGGCATGGTTTGTTTTTGGGAGCAAGGTTTTCTTTCATTAATGGGCATGTCGAAGCAAAGATGCATCTTTCAGCTTCGCAATTCATTGGTATAGAAGAAAACATTGCACTTCTAGTTTTTTGCGGCCTAATTAAATCTACTGCTTTTTCTTTTTGATCATCAGTCCAATGATCTGGAAAAAACAAGTCTGGTCTCAAAGACTCAAATTGTTTCATGAAATTATTCTTATTATCTGGCTTTTCTAATTCTGACATTTTTCACCGATCTAAGGGTATTCTGACAATATTTCATTTAAACTTTTTTGCAGCTTACTTATAATTTCAGCATTAGTTCCTGCGTTAGTTATTAATCCGACTTCTCTCATTTCGTCTGGAGTTAAAGAAGAATTAATAAGATACCTTGCACCTTTGCATAAATCGCAATAAATTTCTTTTTCTTCCATTGAACATATACAAGGATCTATAATAGAAAAGGCTTCAAGAGCTTTGGCTATTTCATACCATTTGTTTTTAAACAACTTTTTAGTTTGCTCTTTATAGGCTCTTAGTTTTTGTTGATCACTCGATAAAAGAGTTCCCATATCTAATGATTGCTTCATCAACTCCATTATGGTTCTATAAAGGAAATTAGGTAGCTCAAAATCATCATTTTCATTTATGTACATTTTCCAATTATTCATATCATCAATGATAGCGTATTATGCGTATCTTCCAGAGCCTTGTGGTGACGATATCGGGTTAATTGGCTGCGATGGTGGTCTATATGAATTGCCTCTTCTATTGCTGTAAGCCATGTTCATACCTGAGGCACCCAATACTCCATAAGCGGTCATTTTTTTTCCAGCCTTTATATGACCAGGTCGCAAATATGCACTCATGGCAGCTGGTGTTACCATTCCAGCTGGTGCTGTAGCTGCCATTGCACGTGCGCCTGATGATATAGCTTTTCCAGCTTTTGTTCGGCTACCTATAGCTGCGAACATGTCGCCTATATATTTTCTACCTATTCCTGCCGGCATATTGACTCCTTAGTAGTTGTACATGCCTGTTGGTCTGCCAGGAGTTTTATCCAAGCCAGATCTACGTCCACCAATAGTGGCTCTGCCTACTCCAATTGCTCCAGCGCCCATCATCATTTTCTTTTTATGCTTCTTAGTAAATGCCATTGCTCCACTTGATCTACCAGAAACTGGCATTGACATAACTCGTGAAGCTATTGCACGTGGATTTAAACTAGCTACCATAAAACCTCTTAGTTTGTTTGATTGTAGTAATAGTAATGTTAAACTTCTTTTAATAGACCTGTTTTTTTGATAGGTTTTTGAATACTGAATTTAAAAGCCTCATCTTCATAGTACATTTGAAATATGCTTCCTCTTGGAACTACAGAATTGATCATGCTATCAGCAAGTGGAGACTCCATAAATTCTCTTCTTATTTGAGCCAAACCACGTGCGCCTTTAATGCTATCTATACCTTTGTCTATTAAGCCTTCAATTACATTTTGATTATATTCGAAAGAGTAACCCTTCTTTCTCATCTTGTCTGCAATTATTGACATTTCTAGTTGTGCAATCGTTTGGCAATCTGATTCAGATAAGTAATTAAATATAACAACTTTATCAATTCTATTTAAAAACTCTGGCTTAAAGTGTTTCTTAATGCCGTCATTTGTATTTCTTTCAAGAATAGATCTTTCTGGAATTTTTTTAGTACCAGTCTTATAATTAACATCTTTATTGAAGCCAGTTCCTCCAGCAAGAAGATGTTCGCTAGTTTTATCATTTCCTAAGTTTGTGGTCATAATAATAATTGTATTTTTAAAATCAACCACTTCACCTTTTGAATCTGTTAAAACACCGTCATCAAATACTCTCAAGAATGTGTTCCAAAGATCTGGGTGAGCTTTTTCAACTTCGTCAAGCAATACTACACTTGAAGGAAATTGTTTAATTGTATTAACTAATTGTCCACCTTCGTCGTGTCCAACATATCCTGGAGGGGAGCCAATTAACTTCTGGTTCTCATGTTTGTGTTGATATTCTCCACAGTCAATTCTAACCATAGGATAGTCACTTCCAAATAGATATTTATGCAAAACGTTTGCCAAATGAGTTTTTCCGACTCCTGAAGAACCAGCAAATAGAAATACACCAAGTGGCCTATCATTATCGCTTAAACCAGCTTGTGACCTCCTAAGAGATGAAACAACAGATTCTATTGCAGCATCTTGTCCAATAATATTAGAATTTAGGTGATTCTTTAAACCAAGATACTTCTGCTTTGAAATTTGCTTAATCTTAGGCTTTGTTTTACCCTTAGTGTCAAATGGGTAATCTTCAGCATCTAGTTTTGGAAACTTAGAACGCATGTTCTTTAGTGAGTTTAAAAATGCCGATGAAATGTCGTCATCTAGGTCCATAGGACCAATATCTTCAGGCACTCCTGTATAGGCTATGTTTAGCCACATGTCAATGTCTAAGCCAGGGTTCAGCATAATGCATCCGGTAAATAAAGAATCTAGACATGCTTGAGCTGCTTGCTTAGTCATTAAACGCAAGGCATCTGTAATATCTGACTTTAGGTTAAAAACAAAAGTTTCAATTACTTTTTTCCTGAAAGAAAGAATATCTATCTTCTTACTTTCTTTTTTGTATTCAGAAATAAAGTCTTCTAAACTTTCTGGTTCTAGGACTTTAAACTTTGCATACGTGGCAAGTTCAGGAACATATATCTGATATATCTTCATTTGTCCTCGATTCTTTTTATTCTTACTTAATAGTAATTCAAAAGTATTACTTTGGTCAGAATTAGGACAGTGTATGCATACACAAATTATTATAAGACTTTAGCGTATTCTTTTGGCTAGAGCTCTCGTATACCCAGTATACACACACTGTCAAATTCTTGTCAAGTTATCTACGAATATTTTCGATGTCTGGATGATTTTCTATACAAGGGCCAAAAATCGACCAAAGTTTAATTAAATCAAACGGGTTCTTAATCTTGTTCTCTAGTAGATGCACAGCTCTGATGTAATCAGGGTTTAGGTCTATTTTTCTATTCATCACTTCTCCGTTTATGGTGTATACTTTGCGCCTTCATTATATCACGATACCTTCGAGGAAAAGATGTATAGAGTTAACACAAACAACGAAGAATTGAAAAAGTTATATACCCTTTTAAATAAAGTGTCAAATGCTTTGCTTGGTTCTGATCCGCAAACAAGAAGACAGTTTTTACAGATAAAGCAAAATATAATTTATAAAATAAAAACAATTGAGCAGCAGCTTGATTCACGTCAGTAGAAAGTGATAAACTATAGTTATGACTGAAGCAATATCAAAACAACTTGAGTTGGCCATAGCTCAAATAGATAGACAATATGGTGCCGGCTCGGTAATGAAATTGGGTTCATCAGACTTTGAACCGTGGCCATCAATCCCAACTGGTGCTTTATCACTCGATAGAATACTCGGAATTGGCGGACTACCAAGAGGTAGAATAGTTGAGATCTATGGACCAGAGTCTTCTGGCAAATCAACACTTGCTTTATCAATTGTTGCTCAAGCACAAAAACTTGGCATTACGTGCGCGTATGTAGACGCAGAACATGCATTGGACCCAGTTTACATGAAAGCTGTTGGAGTTGATGTAGATGAATTAGTCTTTACCCAGCCAGACTACGGCGAGCAAGCACTAGAGATCGTAGACAAGCTAGTTGCTACAGGAGAGCTTGGAGTCATCATTATTGACTCAGTTGCAAGCTTAATTCCAAAAGCAGAGCTAGAGGGTGACATGGAATCGGCTCAGATGGGTCTACAAGCTCGTATGATGGCCAAAGCCATGAGAAAGCTAGTTGGACAGGCAAATACCCATAAGACGCTCCTAGTGTTTATAAATCAGCTTAGAAACAAGATTGGCGTAATGTTTGGTAACCCAGAAACTACTCCAGGTGGTATGGCACTAAAGTACGCTGCATCTGTTCGTATTGATATTAGAAAAAGAGAAGATATCAAAGACAAGGCCGGCAATTCAGTAGGCATTGTATCTAAGGTTAAGATTATTAAAAATAAGATGGCACCACCTATGAAAGTAACCGAGTTCTCCATTCTTTATGGCAAAGGCATTGATGAGCATGGTTGTGTTTTAGATGTAGCACTTGATGCCGGCATTTTAACTCAAAAGGGCGCATGGATCTATTACAACGGCGAATTGTTTGCTCAGGGTAGAGAAAATGCAATTAATCACCTTAGAGAGAATGAAGATACCTTTATGGAGATGAAAGAGAAGATTCGAGATGCCAAGTAATAGGATTGACCTAAAAATTGATCCTTGTGCAGATTGCCCAATCCCAACTAATTTTATAGTTACCCACTTGGGTAAAAAAGACGATAATACTAAATATGGAATCGAATGCCGTGAATGCGGAGAAAAGTGGACGGAGTTAGTAGATGAGTAAAGATTTTGAAGATATGTGGAAAGATTTCGAAAACTGGAGTAATACAGAAGCTTGGAATCGTATCCAAAAAGATTATGATGTTAATCACCTATTAGACATGATATCTGAACACAGAACCGTATATGAACCAAAAGTCGCCAAAAGACGTATTGAACCTAAGCCTAAGGAAAAGACTGGTTTTGATATAGATAAATTGGAAGCTCGTCTCAACTCTTTGGCTGACGCTATCGATTTGATACTTGATGATGTTTATCTCTATAAGCGTGATAGGAATGATTGATCTTACTTCTTTTTGAAGTACTATTGAAGAAGTCGTCCGCCGCCAAAAATTTCATTTATTTTTTTTAAAATATCAAAGTAGGTCTCTATGATGGATTTCTTCTTTAAGATGATACAGAAGTTTTTAGAAGGGCGTAAATACGCTCAAGAACCAATGCCTGACTTCGAGTTTGAAACCGATGACGCCTTAGAAGACGTTGTGGTCACAGTTCACACTGATGATGATGAGATCTATACAATGACGGTATTTACTAAAGATCAGTGGATGATGGTATGTGATATAAGCGAACTCACCTCTCAGTCTCCTGAAGAGGTGGTCCGCAATATGGATGTAAGTTTGCCTAATGTATTACAGTTTAATAAGAACGACTTCGACTAGAGAGTTACTAATTGTGACTCTACTGGTGTGAAGTAA